GCCCCCGCTTGGCGCGCCGTGTCGAAGCACAGCGCCAGCGGCGGCCCGGCGACGTCGCTCGCGATCCAGGCCTCGGCGTTGGCGATCATTTGGCCGCAGGCGGTCCGAAAATCCGCGCCGTTGCGGCCGAGCGTCGGCACCGCGCCCAGCAGAGCGAAGATGCTCCGCTGCATGATGCCCGCGCCTTCCTTGGCGTCGACCTTTTGCATCAGGGAATGAGTCGCGGCGTCTGCGACGCGGCCTGTCTGGTCTTCTGCTCGAGGCCGGTCATGACCTGCAGGACGCGATCCTTCATGTCCTGCGAGAAGGCCTTGAGGTTGGCGCTCCCGCTGAGCTGCGGCGCCGAGGGCGGATAGCCGAATTCGACGAAGGTTATGTCGAACGTGCAATAGCCGCCGAAGCGCTCCTCCTCCGTCCAGCGATATTGCGGGACGGTGACCATCATCGGCTCGATGGTCGGAAGTTGAAGGATGCCGGGATCGGCTTGCTCAAGCTCGTCGATGAGCTGATCGCGCGGCTTCGTGTAATCCCGCTGATAGAGCGGAATGCCGGTGTCCTCGGGGAAGACGATGATGTAGGCGCGGACAGTGAACGTGCGCGCGCGGCGTCCCATGTCCTCCGCGTAAGGGCTGTCTTTTTTCGGAAACTCGTGAACGACGATTCGGCGTCCCGACTCCTTGGCGCCCATCTCGACATGGAACATCGCGCCGCGGAACGAGGCCGGCAGCAGCTTCTGGCGCCAGGGCGTCTTGTCCTTGGCGACTTCGGTGATCAGGAAGCTGCCCATCTATTCCTCGTACGAGCTCGTCGCCGCGGGTTCCATCTGCGTCTGGCGGCTGATCGCGACGTGCTTGAACAAGCCGCCGGATCGGGCGCGGACGCCGGTGCCCTTCGGTGCGTTGACGTTGACGTCGATGCTGCCGCTGCCCTCGACGCGATGCGTCATCATGCGATCGACCATCGAGCGGCGAATGCCGCTGGCGCGCAGCTCCGCGGCGTGATCCGCGGGATGCGTCGGGCCGCCTTCGGCGATGCGACGAAGCTGCTCCTGCCGCCACTTCGCCCAGAACTCATGACCCTTGTAGCCGCCCCAAATGTTGAACCGCTCGTGATTGAGGTTGACGCCGGTCCCGCCAGCTATGTAGTTCGGATCGCCCGCCGAGCCCTGATCCTGATACATGTCGATGCGATTGCTGCCTTCGAGCGCCGCATCGATTAATCGATTGAGCCGCGCGAGATGCGCCGGGTTGCGCTGCAGCTCGGCCATTCTCCCCGGGACGAGGCCCGCGCGAACGGGGCCGTAGAAGCTGCGCGCGCCGCCGCCCATGCCCGCGGCCAAGGTCGAATGCATGCCCGCCTGCCGGTTCATCAGCGATTCCGGGACGCCAGTGCCCGCGCCTTCGTTCTCCAATGAGATCAGCGCGGCGAGGCGCAGCCTTTCATCGGGATGCTCGGCCAGCTCCTTCGCGAACGGCGCGCGCAGCTCCTTCAGGTATTGGCTGCCGCCCGCGCCGCTGAAGGCTGGCGTCTCGCCCGCGCCCTCGCCCGATCCCGGTCCGACGTCGCTGCCGTTCGGCCTGATCCTGACGCGACTGCTGCCGCCTGGGCCGCGGACCCCCGCGGCGCGCGCAGCACCGCTGAGGATCGAGCGGCCAGCATCGGCGCCGTCGCCGCCCTGCGGAAACCAAAGGCTGCCGCGCCCGCCGCCGGCGCCGGTGTAGGCGTCGCCGCCGGACACCGCTGGACCGTAAGCGCCGCCCCCGGCGCTCCGCGGCCCGAGGCCGCCGCCGAACAAGCCGAGCGCGCCGCCGCCGGGCAGAACGATGTTGCTCTGAAGGTAATCGTTGAGCCGCTTCATCTCTTCGGCGAGCCGCTTCGTCTCTTGCGGCAGATCGGTCGCGCCTGTGCCGCGGACGTCCTCGATGTTGGTCGAGTAGCGCCCGCCGGTCGCCAGCATCTTGTCTTCCAGGCTGCCGGGCTCAAAGAAGCCCAGCGGCTTGCCCGCCGCGCCGGTCGAGCCGGGCTTCGCGGGCGATCCGCGCGGGAGCGCCGGATGCACTTCCGGCGGCGTCAACGTCGAGGGCGGTCGCGGGACGGGAGGCTCGTAGGGATGGCCGTATCTGGACGGGACCGTCGGATGCGTTTTGTAGTAGTCCTTCAAATACTCATCGTAGGTCGGCGGTCCGAATGTGACGCGCCCCTGCGGATCGAGTTCGTTCATCTTGTCCGCGATCCATTGCAGGCTCGCTTTGACCGGGTTCAACCCGAGGAACCATGACACCGTCGCGCTGGTGACGTGCTCGGTGCTCGTTTTGATCTCGCCCAGCAATGTGTTGTAGGCCTTGACTTGATCGATGTATTTTTGTTCGCGATCGATGTCCTCTTGCGTGGTGCGCGGAATCGGCTTGTCGAGGAATTGCAGGTATCTGACGTTGAAGAAACGATAGAGCTGCTCCTGCGCTGCTGCTGCGCGCTGATTGATTTCTGCGTCTGTCGCGACCAGCCGCCCGGCGTCGCGCTGGGCCCTCAATCTCTTCTGCGCGTTCTCTTCGGCGAGGCGGCCGTATTCGCGCAGCGTATTCAATTGACCGGTGACGTCGCCGGTCTTTTGCAGCTCGGCGAGCGCTTGCTGCATTCCTCTGATCTGATTGCGGTCGAGAATGCCCGACAGCGCCGCCTGCCGCGTTTGACTGAAGGTCCGCGTCAGATCGGCCATCGCGTGCGACATGGCGACGAAGTCTTCCCGGCCCTCGTCCATCGAATGGCCAGCGTCGATGTAGGCCTCGCCGACTTTCTTGATCTCGGCGGCGTGCTGCCCGGTGATGGTCTGCAGATCGGAAAGTTTGGTCGTCTCGGTGAGGAACTCCGAAAATTTGGCCTTGGCGTCGGAGATAGTCCTGGCGACCTCGCCGATGGCGACGCCGGCGCCGACCGCTCCGGCGCCGAAGCCGATCATCGCCGTCATGCTGCCCTGGACGCCGCGAGCGAATTCCGGCAGCAGAGTTTTGCCCGCCCGGTCGACCGTCTCGAGCCACGGCTTGAATCCGCGCTCGTGCATCTCCTGCACTTGGCGCGTCGTCCGCCGCATGTTGTCGGCGGTCTGCCCCTGGCCGATCTCCTGCATTTGCGTCTGGAGCTGCTTGAGCCCCTGCGACGCATTGTCGACCAGCGTGACGGTTAATCTTAGCTCCTCGCTTTCAGGCATCGTCTTCGGCCTGTCGTTCGATCTCTTGCGTCATCTGATGCGTCCGCAGGATGTGTCGCTGAATGTCAGAGATCGGCATGGCGAGGAAATGCTCGGGCGATTGGTGATACCATCGCGCGAGCCAATAGCAGTCGAGGACGATGCGGTCGGCGGGATTCTCGTCAATCAGTCCTCCTCCCAGGAGGGAAGAAAAAAACGGTAGAGCTTGAACGCGACCGTGTACCAATCGCGCGAGTCCATCGTCTGAAGCAGCGGCGTCAGGATGCCGGTGAGGCGTCCCATCATGGCGCCCATCTTGCGCTCGTCGATGATGAACATTCCGCCGCCGCCGATCTGGACCGGCGCGCCGACCGTCTCGATGTCGAGCGCGGTCGGCTGCCGCAGCCGCAGCTCGCGTATCTCGTCGGGCTTGCTCGGATCGATGATGCCCTTGTGCTTGAGCTTGATGACGAGCGGCCAGGCCTCGACGGGCGCGGGCGCTGGGGCGAGAGCCGGCGTCGCGGCGACGGGAGCCGGATCGGGCTGGAAGCCCTCGCGCAGCGGGGGCGATTTGAGAGGAGCTGATGCCATGCGCTTAACCCGGCCCCGCGAGGTTCATCTCGGTGCAGTTGACGCCCTCCCAGCGGACGCGGACCTGACCGTCGCGGGTGTTGGCGTCGAGGCCGCCTTTGCAGGCCGCCTGACCGAGCGTGTACTGCTTGCCGTTGGCGAGCTGGGCGACGACGGTGACGTCGACCTGCGCCAGGAGATCGGCGAGGTTCAAGTTCGGCACCGTCGAGATGTCGCCCTCGATGTAAGGCACGCGCGGCAGTTCCTGATAGCCGTGCACGCCGTCCTGGCCGGCGATCATCGTGCGCTCGACGGAGCTGGGCGAGACCGTGAAGTTCCCGCGCAGCGCCATCTGATTGCCGTCGACAATAAGCAACGCGATCCCAGCGAAGCGCTGAGCCATGGCAGCCTCCTAGATTTTCAGGGACGGAAGAGAGATCAGCCGACGGCTGGCAGGACGCCGGTGACGCCGACCGGGCTCGGCGCCGTGATCAGCGTGTCGATGCCGCGGTCGTACTGGAGTCGGAATTGCGCCAGCACCGCGAAGATGCGGAGCTGATTGATGAGGTCGGGCGGATACAGGACGTTGACCCGGTTCGGGTCGTTGGGGTCCCGCTCGACCAGCAGGTGGTCGACGAATTGCGTCGTGTTCTCCACGAGGCCGTTGAACTGATCAACAACATATTGCGTGATCAGCTCGGCCTTGATGATGCCGGGCGTGACGATCGCCTGGCCGGGACCGAAGCGCGTCCCGTCGTCGGCGAGCTTGCAGCGTCCGTATTTGGTCGTGATGACGGCGCGCTGATTGCGCAGGACCTTCGCCAACGTCGCGAGCGTCGTCACCAGCTCGTAGGCGTCGTCCGGCAGCCCATAGAGGTTGAGCTGGTAGGTCGTCGTTTCACGGGCGATCATCGGCTGATTGTCTGACCCGGCTTTCTGGATCGCGATCCCGGCCTCGGCGAGCGCGTTCAGCTCGATGAAATCGAACCGGCTTTGCAGCGGCGCGGTCTTGATCTGATTGAGCGAGAGCGTCTGCAACGGCCGCGCCGGATCGTTGGTCAAGGCGCGCTGCGCCTTCGCCACGTAGGCCGCGGTCCATTCGAAGGTCGGCGACGGGCTCGCCATCTCGACCCCCATGATCGACATGACGCCCGAATTCTGCGTGTGCCCGAAGGTGATCAGATCGGAATAGAGCCCGCGCTTCGCGCTGAAGACATGGCCGAAGAGCTGACGCTGCCAGCCCCAGCGCCCGGTGTCGGTGAAGCCGTATTCCTGCTCCCAGGCCAGCAGCGACGTGCTGTCGGTGTAGGGCATCGCAACATATTCAAAGGGCTGATCACCGATGTTGGTGATCGGCGCCGTCTGATCCGGCGTGCCCGCGCCGCCGGTCAGCATGCCGGTCGGAGGCAATGTGAGCTTCAGCCCTGCGGGGAGGATTTCGCCGCCGATCGTCCCGTAATAATTGACGCCGACGGTGATCTCGTTGCCCATGATCCCTTTCCACAAGCAGGTCAGGGTCACGGTCGCGGTCGCTGCGACGGCGGTCACCGGCAGATCGAACGCCGCGTTGATCGCCGCCGCTATATTGGTGGCGATGATCGTCGGCGTATCGGTGGCTCCAACTCCGACCGGGATATGATCGCCCGCGATGTAGAGGTCGATGGTTCCTGCCGCGCTCGGCCCTGTCGTCACCGTGATCGTTCCGGTCGCCGCCGTCCCGCCGGTGGTCGGCTCGGGCTCGCCCAGGCCCCAAACTTCGTTGGCGAAGTTCGAGGCGAAGTAGGCGCGGAACATGCGCGAGAGCATCGAGCCCTGGCCGAAGGCGAGATCGGCCTGCGCCTGCGAGCCGATGGCGATCGGCGTGTTCGGCGGCGCCTGCGCCAAGGTCGGGCCGAGCATCGTTCCAACGAGCAACGCGCGCAGGCCGAGATTCGGTAGGCCCGCCATGCTCGGATCAACTTCAACCCAATATAACGGGACTTTTGTGTCGCCGGGGATTTGAGAGAACGAGATGGGCATGGAAGCCTCCGCTTAGGTTTCAAGAAGCCGAGGAGGACGAGCGACGATGCGAGGCGGAATGTTGTTGCTGCGGCGGCGCGCCGTTGCCTTCGATCGACACCGCTCCCTCGGCGATGCGCCGATTGGTGAATTTGTCAAGCGGCCATTCAGCCGAGCCGCTCTCCGGGAAGCTGACGCCGCTCGGATGCTTGAGGAACAAGCGCAGATCATCGTCCCTCGGGACGACGCGCACGCGCTGCGCTTGGGGCATAGTCCTTGCGAGCAGCTCTTTTCGCTTGTTGATCATCTTGAGGCGCAGTTCTTGAGGTTCGTTGCTTTCGTCGGCCATGTGCCGTCTCCATCGTTGATGGCGTGAATTCGTATTCGACGATGATGCGCTGGACCTCGCTCGCGTCCGGGACGGTGCCGTCGTCGGCCATCGGCACGACTTCTTCGTGGATGCGCAGCAGATCGGGGAAGTTGCCCGGGTACCATTCGGTCCGGTAGCGAAGCGTCGCGATGTACTCCAGCTCGCCGATTGCTTGTTGGTTGGCCCCGATCGAATCCCAGACGTGCCTGCGGACGCCGCGAGCGACGCCTTCCATGCGCGTGTTGTCCGGCATCGCGGACGCAATCATGTTGGTCAGACTGTTGTCGGTCCAAAGACCGTTCATGATCGCCCAGAAGGCCTGATCGAGCGTCAGCTCCGCGGCGACCGGGTCGTTGTTCTCGATGATGACCTGCATGCCGATCCGCAGATCGTGAATGAAGCGGATGTCGCCGGCGTTCGGATCGCCGTCGGGCGGCATCTCCTCGCCGACGATGTAGACGCCGAGGTAGGGCAGCAGCGGCTCTTGGATGGGGAGCTGCTTCGAGCGCCGCGCCTTGAAGCCCTGGAAGAACGGGAGCTGCACGAGCCACGCGAAGATCGAGTCGCGGATGACCTGCGAATAGCTCTGCGTGTCGGTGACGCTCATGGCAGCGAGGTCGAGGAGAACTTTCGCAAGATCAGGGTCGTCTCGCCGCCGCCGTTGCGCGTCACGGTCGTCACTTCGAAGTCGCCCTCGGCGATCATGCCGCCGGGGCCGTCCTGCGGGATGTTGACGCGATCGAATTGCTGCGGCTGCGGCAAGCCGGCGTTCGCGAAGTCGGTTTCGAGGATGTCGAGCGACGTCTCTTGGTTGACGTAGAGGGAGTCGTCCTCGAGGACGACGTCGAGGCGCCCGTCATGGAAGATGCCGCGCGTCGCGAAGCTCCCGACGGTCGGCGCCGAGGCCACCGGATAGAACGTGACCGGCCGCGCGAACTGGATGAAGTTCGGCGCGTAGATCATCGTCGAGTAGTTGACGCCCACTCAGACCTCATAATGGATGTAGTGAGAGAGGATTTGCATGATCCCCGCCTGCATCGGGTTGCCGGCGCCGCCGCCGCCGAGCGCGGCTTCGAGGATTTTCATGGGATCGTGAAATTGAACTCGGGCCTCTTTGTGCGACAAGGTTCTGATGCCGGCGATCGTCCCCAGCGAGGCGAGCAGCTTTGATTGCAGGTTGAGCATCGCGACCGCGCGCTTGAGCGGCAGCGGCGCCTCGGCGGGCAGCTCGTAGCCGCCCCAATAGGTGACGACGACCGGCTCGGTCCAGGCGACGGAGCTGAAGATTTCGATCTTGCCCGACTCCTCCTCCAGCTCGTAGTTGCTCGGATCGAGCACGGTGCCGGCCGGCGATTCGACGCTCTCAAGATCGGCTGGATGGATCGGCCAATGCGACGGGAAGATGCGATGGCCGCCGTTCAGCTCGCGCCATTCCTCGCGCACCTCTTCGCGCGCGAAGATGCGATTGCACAGCCGCATGACGGTTTGCGAATTGATGTCGATGAAGAGCTGAAGCTGCTGGTCCTCGTTCGGGTCGTTGACCGAGAGGCCCATCAACAATTTTGCCTCGTCGAGCGTCATCAAGTCGAACGACGTCGCCGGCGTCAGGACCTCGATGATGCGATCAGCCATCGGTCTCGTCTTGGAATTGCTTGAACAGGTCGCGCAGCTCGAGCGCCGGGCCTTGGCTGCCGTCGGACATGATTGGCGTCGCGGTGTAGCGCGCGCGGTCGAGCTTCCAGCTCGCCAGGTTCGGCGCCGATGGCGCCGCGCCGCGCTCGCCGCGCTCGCCTTTCTCGCCGCGCTCGCCGGGGAGACCTTTCTCGCCGCGCTCGCCGGGAAGACCTCTCTCGCCGCGCTCGCCGGGCAGGCCGGGATCGCCGGGATCGCCGCGCTCGCCTTTCTCGCCGCGCTCGCCGGGGAGACCTCTCTCCCCGCGATCGCCG